TCAGTCTTGAAGGAAAACCTATGACACAGGGATCGACTAAGTTTGGAGAATTCCCCAACACAGATATTGGAGGTTCGCGTCAGTGGTCTGGTGTCGACATGCCGAAAGGCTGGCGTCGCCTAGGGATCAAACCCGAAGAACACAATTACACGCTAAAGAAACAAACCTTCAAACAGTCTAAGTCGAACCTGTATAATGGTTCAGTACTGCTGGGGTCCGCTTACGCGATGACCCCTTCGCAGATGCCATTCCTCCCTTCAGGGGGAGTTCCTGCCAATACTCGCTTGGAGGCTTGGAGCCGCTTGGCCACAAAGATCCGTGGTCACGACTTTGACGCTTCTATTTTTATGAGCGAGTCTGTTCTTTCAGTTCAACTAATAGTTGATACGATTAGATCGTTGGCTGCCGCTTGCCGATATTGCAGGCTTGGGCAGTGGGGACCTATGGTTCGCAGTCTTGCACGGAGCTACTCCGGTCCGAAGAAGGACCGGGAAAAGTGGCAAAGAGCAATGAACAAAGGTGACCTAGCCGCTGCACTCTTGGCCGTAAGGTACGGCTGGACTCCTATGCTCAACGACGTGCTTGAGGCCTGTAAAGCCTTCGACGCGTTGATGGGCGGAAAGAGTCTCACATTTCGCGCCTCCTATAAAACTGGGGGGTCCACGAAATATGGGTGCACTAATTCAAATGGCGTAGTAACAGCCGAAGATGTTTTTCGGTGCCATTTGAAGGCTACACTGAAAGAAAAGGTTTCGATGACCCGATCCTTAGGGTTGTTGAATCCGATCCCGACCATATATGAACGCATTCCCTTCAGCTTCGTACTCGACTGGTTTATTCCGGTCGGCACGTACCTGCAGGAGTGGGCGTTCTTCAATGGGTTGGAAGCGCGATACACCGAAACTCTGGTGGTAGAGCGCAATAGCCGTGTTTCAAAACGACCAACCTACTCCGATTCGACATGGCCGCGTAGTAATGGCGTAGTCGGCGGAGACTTTAAGTCGTCCTCAATATCTCTATCCCGCAGTATTGGGACAGAGTCACCTTCTCTAGGTGTCGAGTTGAAGACGGCGTCGCAGGCGTTTTCGAGGGTTCATATCGAGAACGCGGCGGCACTGGTCGTGGCTATAACCTCTGGCAGGGCCCGAGAGTACTACCTCGGGCGAGGAAGATAGGCTCCTTCGTTCCAATTTCTTGGAGGCAATTCAAATGTCGCAACAATCGAACATCGTCGCCTTTGATGGCGCAACAACTCCGGTATCCCACACGTTCGTCCCGGTCGGTAATCGCAGCGAACTGCTGCCCGGGAAGAAAGCTGTACGAGAGTTTTTGGCGGAGTGGCGTGAAGCCGTTCTTGCACTGCCACTGGCAGCGCAGGCTACGGTCCGCACGTCCAGCCGCAAGCTCCCGTCTGGGGTCCATAGAGTTGCCTTGATCGTTAGCGTTCCTACAATGGAAGCGGTGAATGGTCAGAACTCAGCCGGATATACGGCAGCACCGAAAGTGGCTTTCGACGACACGATTCATATCGTGGGTTATTTCGACCCGCGGTCTACGATCGAGTCCCGGCGCCGCGTCCGGCAGCTTTCAGCAAACATCTTAAATGGTGTTTCGACCTCGGTCGCTCCCGTCACAACGGGTGTTGCTGCTGAGCTGTTGGACCAGATCATCACGGCGAGTTGATTCATGCCGTGCCGACGCACTAGTGCAACGGGGACCCTCCAGTTCCTTGCCACTGTCACGCTCGTTCTATGCGTGTCGGCGGCCGTGTTTTGGGGAGTCTACGGTCTAATCTCGATGCTCAGGGTCTTGCTTCAATAGGCCCTTCCTTCTGAGGACAAAATGATGGCAAAGGTATCTGTACCATTCGCTTCGTGGACCGATGCATTGGACACGCAGCAGTCGCTTTCCGTTCTAACGGAACTGGCAGAAGCACACTTACAACAGGCAGGGCCTTTCGAGGGCCCACTCCGGAAAATCCTAGAAAACCGGGATTGGAGAGCCTTGTGTGACTTCAACTTCCACCTTCGCGAGCCCGGGCACAACCCGGAACACCTGCTCCATGCCCTTCAAGTTCGAGGTTTCTTTTCGAAGCTTGAGAGTCTACCCCTAGGGGTGGACAAGGAAGAGGTCGCTTGGGAGAAGTTCCAGCAGTCCGAGGAAATATGCAAAGCTCAAAACGCCTTTTGGCGCGGCGTATACAAAGGGGACATAACACTCACCCCTCGCCTTTCGCGTAGGATTTCCCTTGCGAAGAGAGCGATACGACGTGTTTTAGGGCGGGCTCCAGTTATATCGGAGCTCAAGCTAGCATTCGGACCTGGTGCAACGACAAGTACTAAGAAGAAGAACGCTTGCCCCAGCGAAAAGTTCGGGGCAGGCCTACAGTGTAGCGCGGACTTGCTATCGTCCGGCCGACTCCCTGAGGTATTACGGGAGTTACCACACTGGTGCGACGCTTTTGGGCAGGGTTTCTACTCCCTTGTCCCGGGCGATGTCGCCGGTGAACTGTGGTGGGCCGACTATGTGGATGTCGGGGTTGTCCCTGGTGTCTTGCAGTTCGTACCCAAAAATGCTACTACCTTCCGTGCTATAGTTACAGAACCAGTGTTGAATTCTATGGTTCAGCACGGGATCGCTCGAAAGATGGAGCGTCTCCTCGGGAAGGTGGGCATAAAGATAGATGATCAGAGCATCAACGCATCCCTCGCATGGCTCGGTTCCGTTTTCTGGGACCAGAGTCAGGGGGTAGCTACAGTTGACCTGTCTATGGCTTCGGATCTAATCTGTTTCTGGTTAGTCCGTGTATTACTGCCTGATGACTGGTTTGCTCTGCTCGCGTTGGCGCGCACTTCCACCGTGAAACACAACGGTACCGAACTAGGACTTCATAAGTTCGCATCGATGGGGAACGGTACAACTTTTCCCCTCGAGACCCTGGTATTCTGGGCTCTCACTCATGCATCCTGCATCGAAGACAACCAATACACCGGTGCCGTTCGAGATGTAGGCCCGTGCCGGCCGCAAAGAATCAGCGGCAGGCTCGGAGTGTTCGGCGACGACATCGCGTATCCGCAGGAGAACACCCCTGCGGTACTGGAAACCCTCTCTATGTGCGGCTTTATCATTAACACCGATAAGTCGTTTGTAGAGGGGCCCTTTCGCGAGTCGTGCGGGAAGGATTACTATCGCGGGATCAATGTGCGTCCGTATTTCCAGAAGGATCTGGTATCGGCGCGCACCCTCTGTATTTTGCACAACTTCTACGTGCGAAGTTTCGGTATTGGCAATCCTTTCTCTAGGAAGGTTGTTAAGCTGATTCCTCCTCACTTGCGCCTATACGGCCCGGATGGTTACGGGGACGGCCACCTGATCGGTGAGCATTACCCGGACCACACCAAGCCTAAAATGCGCAAGAAGGGTTACAGAGGCTTCACATTTGAGACGTTTACACAGGAACCAAAGCGGATAACAACCCGCTTTCCAGGCGACTGGGTCTCACCACTGTACTGTATCTACACGCGGGGCGATGAAGAAGATGCCCTGCTTCGGATACTGGGTATGGAACTGGAGGAACAAAGCCAGTCCGTCCGATTTTCCAAGGACGGCAGGCCGCAATGGCCTGTGCCCAGCCCCAACGGTGGAGACTATGTGAAGGTAAAGATCTACACGCTTCAATAGCTGTTTAGGCTAGTGAAAACGAG